GGCGCCACCACCGAGACCGGCGGCGACAACACTGGGGGCGAAACGGAGGAATAGGTGGCGGGTGCGTCCATGGACAGGATGCCGGATCAGGTCGACATCATCATCGCCGACTTCGACCTGTTCACGCGGCTTGAGGTCATCGACCTGACGCTCAATGTCGATGCCAACCTGCGCGCCTCGCCGCCCCTCGGAACCCCCGTGGATGTCGGTTGGGCGCGCGCCAACTGGGTCCCGTCTATAGGCGCGCCGAAGATATTGGACGCGAACAAGCGGGACCCGACCCCGGGCGATGTCATGGCTCGGGCGCAACTCGCGGCGCAGGGGACGAACGAGGTCCTTTCGTGGCGGCCATCTGACGGGGCAATCTTCGTGACGAACAACGTCCCCTACATCGGCGCGCTCAACGCCGGGCATTCGCCGCAGTCGCCACGAGGATTCGTCCTGACGGCCATCGAGAAGGCCGTCCGCGAGACCAACAGCGCTGGCGCGAACAAGGCGGCCCGCGGCCGGCGCGGTGCATCCGCCAGGGCATCGAAGCCGAGGCCGCTATGAGCACGTGGCGGGCCGTCCAAGAGGCGCTCTATCAGCGGTGGGACGAGCGCTGGCGCGACGCCAGCAAGCCCGTCACCCCCGTCCAGTTCGACAACGAAAAGATCGACCCGCCGGACGGCCCGTGGGTCAAGGTCATGGTGCGCGGTCGCCCCGGCGGCCCCGGCACGATCGGCAGGCCTGGCAACCGCAAGATGGACCGCGCAGGGGTCGTCTACATCGACCTGCGCGAGCCGCCCCTGCGCGGCGTAGGCGACCTTTCCGACCGCGCCGAGCAGGCCCGCGCCGTCTTTGAGAATTGCCGACTTGAGCCGCATGACATCCGTTTCGGCGTGGTTGATATCGGGGACGAGGGCTTGGTCGACAACGGGCGATGGTGGGGCGTGACAGTCGAGGCCCGATTCGACTATGAGGAGCTGAAATAGGAGAACGCCATGGGCCGCGTAGTCACCAACGGAATGTCGCTGTCGTTCGCGCGGGAAGCCAGCCTCGGCGTCCTCCCCGTGACGCCCCAGTGGTTCGAGCTCGAGCCGAACACGATCAACACTTTCGGGACCACGACCGCAACCTCGTCGCGCTCCCCGATCAGCAAGTCCCGGGCGCGCCGCAAGGGCACCGTGACGGATCTGGATTCGGCCGTCGAGTTCGAGTCCGATTTGACCCTGACCCACATCCGCCTGTTCGCCGAGAACTTCCTGTTCGCCCGCGCGACGGGCGGCGACAGCTACATCACCACGGCCTCCACGGGTGCCGCCTACACGATCCCGGCCCTGTCGGCCGTGCAGGCCGGCCGGCTGATCTACAACGCCGCCGGTGCCAAGACCCTTCTGTACGCCGACGGTTTCGACAACGACGCAAACAACGGCCTCAAGGTGCTGGGCGCGGCCGTGGCCGCCGGCGCTGTCGCGATCCCGGCCGCTGGGCTGGTCGCGGAGAACCCGCCGGCCGACGTGATGGCCGAGGTCATGATCGCGGGCGTCCGGGGCGCGGCGGGCGACCTGTCGATCAACGCCGACGGCGACCTGGTCAGCGCCGTGCTCGACTTCACCACCCTCGGCCTCGGCCGGGGCCAGACCATCCACATCGGCGGCGTCGACGCGCTTCACCAGTTCGCCAATGCCGCCAACACCGGCTTCGCCCGGGTCGAGGGGATCGCAGCCAAGAAGCTGACCCTCGGGAAGCGCGACCAACCGTTCGTGACGGAGGCGGCCGCCGGCGTCGCCATCGACATCCTGTTCGGGCAGTTCGTCCGCAACGTCGATGTCGACCACCCCGACTTCTTCCAACCGTCTCTCCAGTTCGAGCTTCGCAGCCCGAACCTCATGACGGGCGGGGCGGCCGGACACGAGTATGCCATCGGCAACTGGGCGGACGCCATGTCGGTCGCGATTCCGTTGACTGGCAAGGCCACCCTGACCCTCGGCTTCGTCGGCCAGAACACGACCGACCCGACGACCGTTCGCGCCACCAACGCCGGAAACGCGAAAGTCGGGCAGCAGACCTCGGCGTTCGGCACTTCGTCCGACATCGCTCGCCTGCGGATGCAGGACGTGGACGAGGTTGGCCTCACGACCGACTTCAAGTCGGCCACTTTCACGCTGACCAACAACGTGGCGGGCGAGAAGGTGCTGGGCCATCTCGGCCCCAAGTATCTGAGCGCCGGCAACATCGAGTGCGACGTCGAAAACCAGATGCTGTTCACCAGCGCCGAGGTCCTGCACGGCATCCGCTGCAACAAGACCTACGGCTTCGACTGGGTGCTGCGGAACGGCGACGGTGGCGTAGCCTTCGACCTCCCTACCGGCACGCTGTCGGGCGGTGGCCGCGAGTACCCGGCGAACCAGTCGGTGCTCATCAACGACACGTTCGCCGCCCACCAAGAGGACGACGGCCTCGGCTTCACCTGCGGCATCTCGTTCTTCCCGATCCTGCCCGCCCTGTCCTGCTAAGGAGCCTTCATGGCCGACTTCTCCAACCTGAAATCGCTCGACGTTAGCGACGAGACGCTCGCCGAATACACGTTCGACATGATCCCCGGGGACCCCAGCATCTGGCTCGCCCCCGCGACCGACGCGAACAAGTGCTATCTCGATGAGCGGCTTCGGCTGGCGCTGGAGAAAGCCGAGAAGGCCCCCCGGGCTCCCCGCGGCAAGCGCATGAAGCTGACCCCCGAGCAGATGGCAAAGGACATGGAGGACGACCGCGAGAGCGCCCGCGTTCTCCTCGCCAGGTGCTGCGCGAAGAAATGGGGAACGCCGCCGAAGGACGCGAGCGGGGACGAGCCCGAGTTCAGCGAGCAGAATTGCTACGACTTCCTCAAGGCCATGCCGGACTACATGTTCGACCCGTTCAACAACTGGGCGCAGAACATCTACAACTTCGTCGAGCGGCCGGAGCTTGACGAAGCTGGCGCGGACGCACTGGGAAACGCCTAACCGAAAGACTGCTCTGGGAGCTGCGCTACGACCGCGACGGCTTTTCGGTTGAGGCGGCGATCAAGAAGAAGCGCAAGCTCCCGGACTGGTATCTGGACGAGCCCGATGACCCGGCTGGCTGCGAGTTCTTCTACGAGGCGTTCCGCGACCTCCAGACCTGCCGCATCCCCGACGGCTCGATCCCGTGGACGGCCTGCCGCGAGTGGTGCCGGGATCGCGGCCTCCGTCCCGATGTAGCGAACGCGGTCTGGATCGTGGTAAGTCGCATGGACGCGGCCGAGCGGCGGTGGCGGTACGACCAGATGAAAGCGGAGGCGGGCGGTGGCTGAATATCGGATCGTCGCCAAGGTCGACCCTTCCGGCGTCACCAGCGGAACCGCGAAGGTCAAGCAGGAGCTGCGCGGAGTCGACGCGGCCTCGGCCTCGACCCGGCGGAGTCTCTCGCAAGCGTTCGAGGGGAGCGGTCTCGACAAGAAGCTGGACGCCCTCGTGAGGCGGTTCGACAGCCTCGAAAAGACTATGGGGGACGTGGGCCGCACATCGGCCGCCGTCGCCTCCAGCAACGCCTCGGTGGCGTCATCCCTCGACAAGCTGGCAGCGTCGGGCGGCCGCGCCGGCGACGGCCTCGGCAAAGCCGGGAAGGGCGGGCAGGACGGCGCGAGGGGTGCGGCCGCCATGGAGGCGGCGACCCGGCGGGTCTTGCAGGCGGTCGACCAGGAGGCCGCCGAGCTGGCCCGCCTGAACGCCCTGCTGGCCGACGCGAAGATGCTCCACGACCGGGGCGTCATCTCGTCGACTCAGTTCGCCCGGGTCCAGACGATGGTCACGAACGGCGTCAAGCAGCAGACCGTGTCGCTCCAGCAGCAGCGCGCCGGCTACATGATGGCCGGCCAGCAGGTGCAGGACTGGACCCAGCAGTTGACCCTCGGAATCAACCCGCTGGTGGTGCTGGCGCAGCAGGGCGGCCAGACCGCTTCCGCGCTGGAGATGGCGCTTGGACGCGGAGGCACGGCCGGCCGCGTCGCCGCCTTCATGGCCGGCCCGTGGGGCAGCCTCATCCTCGCCGCCACGGCCGTGATCGGCATGATGATCTACAAGATTATCCAGACCGGAGAGGCGCTGGAAAAAGAAATCGATCAGCTGAAAAAGGACGCCAAGGAAACTGAGATCGCCCGACAGGCGAAGGAGCGGTTTGCCAAGTCTTCCGAGGGTGTTGCCAAAGCGATCAGGGACGCGACCGCGGCGCGAAAGGAAAGCATCGCGCAGCAGATGTCAGAAGCGGAACGTACCAATATTGCGGCGCGCAACAATCTGAACGAAGAAATATCGATCCGTAACAAGACCAAGGCGCTGATCGATTACCAGCGCATCTTGGTGGCGGGGCAGTTGCGACGCTCGATCGCGCCCGGCGAGCGGGGGGATATGGCCGCCATTGGCTTGCCGAGCGTGCAGGCCGAACTCGACGCCCTCGAAACCCGTCTCAAGCAGGAGGACGAGCGGATCGCGGAGGCGCGGCGCGAGTACCAGGCGAGCCGTGCCGACCTTGCCGGAGAGGCGGCGAAGCGCGCCGTCGACCCCATCGCGCAGATCAACCGGCAGTACGACGCCGAGGTCGAGGCGGCAAAGCGCGCCGCGGTGGCGACCGGACAGGTGACGACCGCGCTGACCAAGCAGATCACCGTCATCGAGCAGCGCCGTAAGGCCGCCTTGAAGGCGGCCCAGGACGAGGGCAAGAAGCCACCCGGCGACGGAGTCTCCCGCTTCAAGAGCCAGCAGCAGGCAATCGGCATCGCCGGCCGCGAGCTTCAAGGGGCGGGGCTTGATGTTAGCGGGAACAGCCAGTTCCGCTACACCAGCGGCCATGCGAACGACGCGGATCACAACCGCACCGCCATCGATGTGAATGTTAGCGCGAACCCGGGGCGCAGCACGGGCGGTGTTCGCGAAGCCGCCGTTCCCGATCTGAAGGAACGATTCGATGAGCTGGCTCGGCTCTACCAGTCGCGCGGCTATGATGTGATCTGGAATAAGCAGTTCTATCCCGCTGGCGGCAACGGCCCCTCGAAGGCCGCCAAGGGCCACGAGGATCACCTGCACATCAAGGCCCCAAAGACGATCGTGGGCAAGGATACGCAGTCGTCGACGGCTCAACAGGCGCTCAGTGAGGCGCAACGCGCCGCCACAGCGGCGGAGAGCCATCGGCGGGAGTTGGCGCGCAAGGCTGAGCAGGAAAGAGACTTTGTTCAGGGCGTGGCTGACGAGGCCGCGTCCCGCGGAACCGGCAGCCGTGCCGAATCCCTGAGCGCCCGGATCGATCGCGTGCTCGCCGACTTCAAGCGGCGCTTTGATCGGGAGGCCAACCCGGGCGAGGTCAAGCGGATCACCGACGCCCTCACGGAGGCGGACGCCCGCGAGGTCGCGACGCGATTCGACGAGGCTTATGTCCAGCCGTTGAAGCGGCTCCAAGCCCTACAGGGCAAGACGGGCCTCGACCGGCAAATCCTGAACGAGCAGCTGGAGGAGACGGCACGCCTCGGCCGGGAACTGACCCCCATCGAGGCGGAGCGCATCGCCAACAGCATTCGGCAGAGCGACGGCTTGGCCCGGGAGGCCGATGTCCTCGCGGAGATCATGGGGCCGATGCAGGCTTACGCCGACCGCATCGCGGCGCTGAACGCGCTGCTGGCGCAGGGGTCGATCAACCAGACGACCTACAACGCCCGGGTGTCGGAGCTGGGCCAGTCGGCCCGACAGGCGCTCGCCGACATGCCGGGGGCGGACCCGGCGACCGGCCAGTCCTACAGCGACCTCGCGGCTCGAGCCGAGGAGGAGGCGCGCTACGCGCAGGAGCTGGACATGTTCCAGACCCAGAAGGAGCGGCTGCTCCAGATGGGGATCGACTACAACGCCCTCCTTGAGGCGGCGCAGCGGCGGCACGTCCAGAACATGAACGCTATCGACCAGGCGCGGAAGCAAATGGTCATCTCGTCGGCGATGTCGATATCCGACAGCCTGCTCTCCATCGCGGAGATGAGCGCCGGGCGGCAGTCGGCGATCTACAAGGCCATGTTCGTCGTCTCAAAGGCGTTCGCTATAGCCGACGCGATCATCAAGATTCAGCAGGGCATCGCCAACGCGCTCGCGCTCCCGTTCCCGGCGAACATCGCCGCGGCGGCATCGGTGGCCGCAGCGGCCGCCAGCATCGTGGCGAGCATTCAGGCCGTCCACCTGAACCTCAAGGACGGCGGCTATGTCAGCGGGGCCGGTGGACCGCGTGACGACCGTATCCGGGCGAACCTCTCCAATGGCGAGTTCGTCGTGAACTCCGACGCGACCTCGCGCCACCGGGCACTGCTGGAGGCCGTCAACGCCGGCACGCTGAGCGCCCACCTGCGCGGCCGCGGCGCGAACGACAACGCGCCCGCGCTCCGCTCCGGGGGCGGTGATACCTACTCGTTCAGCTTCGGCGATGTCGTGGTCCCAATCACCGGCAACGTAGGTCGGGAGGACGGGCAGCTGATCGGGAGGGAGGTCAAGGCCGCAATCGCCAGCTTGGTCGACGAGAAGATCAAGGACGCGCGGCGCTCCGGCGGGGCGTTGACGCGCACGCAGTCGAGCGTAATGGCTGACTGATGGCGAAGATTCCGGCCATCAACGGGGAGGACCCCGAAACCCTCGACCTCTCCTATGGCACCGACATGGGGCAGGAGTACAAGGTCAGCCGCATCGACTTCGGCGACGGCTTCGCCCAGCGCGCCCGCCCCGGGTTGAACTCGACGCCGCAGCGGTGGCGCTTGGTCTGGAACGGGATCAGCGACGCCGACGCCGAGTTGCTCCGCCTGTTCTTCGAGGACCTCGCCGGCGTCGGCATCATCGAGTGGACGCCCTACGGTCAGGCCGTCGAACTCAAGTGGACCGCGAACGGCTGGTCCGCCAAGCCGTCGGGCTTCCTCAAGCAGGACTGCTCCATCACGCTCTCGCAGGAGTTCGACCTGTGACGATCCGGCGGCACGTCCAGCGGTTCGACCTCGGGGCGAGGATCACGCTCTACGAACTCGACCTGACCGTGTTTGGCCTCGGTATCGTGCGGATCGCCCCGACGACCGACGGGGCCGGCAAAGCCATCGGCTTCGGCTACGAGAACGGGGGGGAGATCATCTACGCCCCGCATCCGGTCAAGGCCGAGGGCTTCGAGCTGACCAGCGCCGGGGCGTTGCCGCGACCCAAGTTCGCGGTCGCCAACCTCGACAACAGCTTCACGGCGCTGGTCGAGCAGAACGACGACCTCCACGGCGGCATCCTGACCCGCATCCGCACCTACGATCGCTACCTGAACAACGGCGCGGAGCCGGACAGCAACACGCACCTGCCGCTCGATATCTACCAGCTCTCGCAAAAGACCGCCCACACGCAGGAGCGGATCAGCTGGGAGTGCTCGGCCCTCATGGATCAGGAGGGGGTGGAGCTGCCGGGCCGCCCCATCGTGCGCGACTACTGCGATCACGACACGCGGGTCTGGAACCCAGCCACCGGGGCGTTCGACTACGCCAACGCGACCTGCCCCTACGCCGGCGATCCCAAGGACGAGAATGGGCTGCCGTGCGCGGCGGCCGACGAGGTGTTCTCGAAACGCTTGGTCACGTGCTGTCAGGCACGGTTCGGGGCGAACGCGGTCCTGCCCACCCGCGCCTTCCCCGGCGTTGCGCGCCTGCGGGGCCGCTAATGCGGGCCGTCGAGGCGCGGCTGGCCGATGGGTCGCCGCTCGCGACGGAGGCCGCTGTCGCGGCGTTGCGGCTTTCAGCCTTAGTCGAATACCCGCGGGAGTGCCTTGGGTACGTTGACCGGGCCGGGGCCTACGTCCCCCTCCAGAATGTCGCCCCTGACCCTGAGAAGCACGCGCTGGTCGACCGAGCCGTCCTGCGCCGCCTGCTGGTGTCCGGCGACCTCCGCGCCCTGTGCCACAGCCACCCGGGCGGCCCCGACTGCCCCAGCGAGTCCGACGGACGCGCGCAGATCGAGCTGGAGGTCCCGTTCATCATCGTGTCGACGAACGGTCAGGCGACGACCGAGCCGTTCGCCTTCGGCGACCAGTTGCTCGACGACGCCCCCCTCGTGGGCCGCTCGTACCGCCACTACGTCAGCGACTGCTACGACTTGATCCGAGTATGGTGGCGCAGGGAGCACGGCGTCTGGCTCCCCCAGTACCCCCGGAACTGGGAGTGGTGGCGGGACGACACGCCGGGTGAAAAGGACCTCTACCGCCGGTACTTCGCCGACGCCGGGTTCCACGAGATCGACCGCTCCGAGGTCCGCCACGGCGACTGCTGGCTGGGCGCGATCCGCTCGCCCGTGCCGAATCATGCGGGCGTCTATCTTGACGGCGGCCTCGCGCTGCACCACCCCTCCTCGGGACTGCCGCACGATCCCGGCCGGCTGTCGAAACGCGAAAGTATCGCCCGCTGGGCTCCATGGATCACGCACTGGCTTAGGAGGGAATGACGGTGCGTCGGGCGGTCCATCTTCACGGCAGGCTCGGCAAGAAGTTCGGCCGAAAGCACATGCTGGCTGTCGGGTCCCCCTCCGAGGCTGTCCGCGCCCTCGCGTATCAGCTGCCCGGCTTCGCCGACTACATCCGCCACCGGGGCTACGTGGTGTCGGTCGGCGAAGGGGTGGTGATCGGGGAGGAGCAGTTGCCGATGCGCCTCGGCCGGCAGCGCGACATCCACATCACGCCCGCCGGCCTCGTCTCCGGCATCGAGACGATCCTGCTGGGCGGCATCCTCCTGTTCACCGCCGTCGCCTCCATCGCTGTCCTGTCCATGCCGAAGGCCCCGAAGGCCGCGGCGCGCGAGGAGGCGACCCGCACC